GTTCTATATACACATCATCAATCTTTATGCCATGGTCCCGGAAGACTTGAAGGAACACTTTCTTGTTGTCCATGTCTGCCCGAGCCGTCAACATGATGGTTTTGTGTTTTGGACCTGTCTTGTTTATATATGCCCGGGCCCGGTCCAACATCTTGTCAATAGGCTGGGCAGTCTTTTTGAAATGAAAAGCGTCCCGGAACTCGGCGTAATCGAACTTCTCCCCTGGCTTCAACTTATATTTATTGTATTCCACGGAACTCAGTTTCTTGATACGTTTCCCACCTTTGGTTATCCATACGGAGGACTTGGTCCGAAATAGAGTATCATCTATATCGAAAACTATTAGATTAGTCTGAGCATCTTTACCTATCAGAACCTTTTCTGTCAAGTAATTTTTGAATCTCATTACTTCATCTCATATCTTTTGAAACCCTTGTGGCCGCCGGGCACTTTATGTTTATCGGCCAGGTGGCCCAGAAGTTTGTGGATATGGTTAAACTTCTTGCCTTTATGTTCAAAATCGTGGTCGCCATAACGTATATCGTCATGGACTTTCTTGCCGTGGGCATAAACACGGAGTACGGAACCTCCATCATATGAGTCTCCACCAATTTTATAATAATGTTTCTCGGATAGTAAGTATTGTTTGAATGAAGTTGTGTTGTGTTCTTTTGTGTTCTTCATGTTGTGTTCCTTTGTTTAATAACCTTCGCCGTAATCACGGAAATGGTACATATGATATTTACCGTTAATGTCAACCTCGCCATTACGATAATGGTCGTGGCCTAGTCCCTTTTCAATATCCCGAATGTTCATAGAATTCAACTTACTGTCGAAGGATATGATAATCCCTTTATCAGTAAAATCATATCCATTGACCTTCCGACGCAATATTGATGGTACCGCATTCATCACATCTTTGGGTATTTTTTTACCAGTAAATCTGGGAGTATGTTTGTATTCATTTAAATATGTTTTGAATGAAGTCATGCTGTATTCCTTATGTACTGTCTACTGTTTCGACAATGGTTGTCGTGAATCCATAATCCGAATCAGGTGATACGTTCAAAGGATTCGGTAATACCGTGATGGTCGAGAACTGAACATCTGAATCAGCAGGCCCTTCGTTCATCAAATACAGATTATTGATTACCTTACGGATAATATTTGGTGTTGGTGCGGTAGGACCATAGAAGTTCGCCGCCATCTCGAAGTCCAAAGTATACACGATTATTCTTCGGTCAGCAACCATTCCTTCGTAATTATCCATGAAAGATATGGATTGTAATGTGATTGGCACATCCTCAACAATATCATAATCCGGGAATGGTTTGATTGAAAGGGTATATTGAGGCGCGAAATATGGAATGATTTGTTCGACAATCTGGAGGGCATCTTCCTGAAGTTTCGCATAGATGTTCAGTTGGAAGTTTATGGTATATGGCACCGGGGCATAGATTTTTCTTCTATTAGTATTTGATGTGCCAGATTGTGTTATTATGTTGTTCTTTTGGATTTGCCTCACGGGGTCGAAGTTGTAGTTGATGATTTCAAATGCCATACGAGGCAACTTGATGGCTACCTTTGTATCGTCATCCAGATTTGTGTTTTCTCGGATTCTGTCCAAGTATTTTTGTTTGGGAGCATACGATAAAGGTACCCGAATTGAACTTCGGATATCACCATTGGCATCCTTGCGGAGAACATATATCTCCTTGAACAATGACCCAAACATGGCCACCGATTTTCGTATTCTTTCGTGATAAAAAAAATTATTCATCATTTGGTAGTACACTTTCTCGAATGCTGTTTCATGTTTGTGTATGTATTATCCATTTTCACCTTGGATCTCCAAATGGATTCGATTCTGAGAAGTCAAGGAAATCCATATCCGAGGCGTCGGTGTCAAATGCATCATTGTCTTCATTTGCGTGGATGGTGTTATTTTCAGTCACGGTCGCGACATTGATACTTGTACCTGAGGAGTCTCCCACCACATTGATTCCAGTCGTGAACTCATGGAAGTTGTATCCATTACCAGCAGAATCATCTGCACCCACATGGGTGACCCATAGGGTAAGGTCCGAATCTGCCCAGCGAACAACTTCACCAGTTATTACTGTACCAGACGTGAGAGTTTGCGTCACATTCTCGCCCACGGTATATCCTGCTCCGCCTGAATCCAACAAGAGTTCCCAACGATATGCGAAGTCTTTTTCGATATCATCAATGACCTCGACCTGAGTATCAAATTGCTCGTCATTGTATTCAAACAATTCACACCTCAGTTTATATACAGCAAGATTCTTCAGTTGATAGAATGGCTCTTCATGCTCAACATGCATTATTTCGAACATGGACTTTGACATTGGAAGATAAATGAGGTCACCTTCCCGAGGTCGGGTCGAATTGATTTCGTTATCATATCTTTCCACGGTTTGTGACCAACGATATCTTGATACAGCAAAGGTCACGGCATCCCGAATCTCCACACCGAATTTGGCATAGAGGTCACCTTCTCCATCGAATCCATCGATGTTTTCGGGATACATTTCTACAACATAAGAAGAGTTGAACTGAGATGGTACATCATCTCCTAGGATAGAATCTTCACGAATAACATCCCGGGGCAGATAATATACATTCTGGCCGTACCACTGAATAGACTCAACCACTATATCCTCATATAGCTTTTGTTCTGTTTTGACTGCTTGGTCAAAGTATGGGTTTGTTGCCATGTCTGTTTATCCTACATAGAAGTCCACGGGGAACTCATGTTCCATACGGATTTTTTCTTGTAATATTTCAATTTCGGAATTAGCATCATCAAGCAACTGACGACCATTCAACATGACTCCACCAGGTAATTGCATACCCTCGAATTTACTCAAATTTTGCCCCCATTGTCGTTTTATCAATGCAGTGGTGTATCTTTTCAACCACATATCATTGAATGCGGAAGTATGGGTCGCAACATCAATCGTTTTCATTGCCTCATATACGATATAATCTCCGGATTGAATATCTGTATCAACAAAGTCCCCCATGATATACAGGCGGTTCATTTTGCGCGAGAATATGGTTTGAGGTGTTCCGTTTAGGGTTTGGTCAAGGATTTCCATGTATTGTTTCAACTGAACATAGTATGCCAGGTCGCCCATAAAGGACCCCATATTAGCAACATCATTTAGAATGAACTGGTATTTGATATCAAACATACCCGCGCCCGTGGACCCGGTTGAAACCCGGAACAATCTGTTTACCCAGAGAACATCGGAATCTAAATCAACGTATTGATTTGACACATCGGAATCACCCACCAAATGAGAGACATATGTTTTATATGTAGCTTCGGAATGATATTCTTGCCAATATTGTAATGCTTCGTCCACCCGGTCCTCGATTTGGTCGGGGTCAACATTCACTTCTAATACAGGCTCACCTAATGCTCGGAGGCAATAATCAATCAAATTTTGCCGTGAGTTGGGGGTTGCCATTCAATGTTCCTTTTTGTTTTTTACTATTTATAAGAACCGGGTTTACAACTGGTTATGCACCCATGTTTATTACGCTTCCCTTAAATTATAAGCCACACCTGCCCATTCGTCATTCCCGGGCCCGCCGAATTCTCCGGGGAACTCAGTACCAGTCGATGTTATGACTTTGTATGCTAAGGCAATAGAACTAGACCTTGCCGGGTGCGGCCCGGGAAGGTCGAAAGTGTGATTGTTGGATTTGATTAAAGTATAACCTGAAGGAGCTGTCATATCCACTGCATCATCATCAAGAAATCCAGCAGCAATCAATATATCCCCCTCAACAACTGAATGTCCAGGGGGCTGAGGATTATCTCGATTACCCGAGCTAACACCGGACCAAGATTCAAAGGTCGCGTTGCTAAAAATAGCAATAATACCTGAAAGCGCTGCCCAGCCATCAACATCAGTTGTAGTAAATGTACTTTTACCTGATTCTATAATAGATGACCCTATAAATCCTCCGGGATAATCATATTGAGTAAAGTCACAATCATCATCCGGATGAATATCTATATTAGTGCCTGTTGTGACCCAAGACCAATCACCATCGCCATAACCGTTGGTGCAGGTGGCCAATAATACCAAATCCCCTACACTATAATTGAGGCCCATAGTATCAAGGTCTAGTGCAAGATTATCTTCGTCATTAGAAAATGTCGCTGAATCTTTTAATTCAAATCCGAATTTGGCGCTGATTAATGTTTTTTGATAATTTAGCATCACATCATTTCCTTATAATTGACCTTGAACCCAATTTTTAAATTGTTCAGCAGTAATTTCTGATTTACCTTGAAGCACTCTAATTTTATTCTCTTGAAGGAATGAAATCTTGAGTAGAACCTTTTGG